GCTATGGTCAGTTTCACTGGTCGCTTTCTGCAACCGAATGTCTAATTCTTTCGCTTTCTCAAGGAGGTTGTCAACCCCTTCATCCCATTCGCCTGCTTCCACTTTGATTGGTCTTACCATATTATCCACCTATTGAACGCCGAGTCGTGGAGAACCCACTCTCTGTTGGTGCGCCTGCTTGCTCAGCCAGCGCGTGAATATCTCCCCAATCCATATCGTGCCATTCTTCGTTAGACGAAGGTAGGCCCACGACATCAATTTCGGTACCGTCTCCGGCTTTTTCAATGACTCCGCTTCGGTCCCCTCTTAGAGGGTCGCCCCAAACATCATCAACTGATGGTGAGTTCATGCGCACGAATCCAGCACGCTTGAGTAGTGTATCGGGATTACGCAGGTCAGCACGCATAGCGCTCATTTGCGAATCCATAGTCTCCATTTTGGTTATTAGCGCGTTCATGAGTCGCATGACCGCGTTATCTTCGTCTCTCTCTTCTGTCATATTGGTCCCTCCGGGTTTTTGCCGAAGCGAGCGTCATAATCGGCTTGCATTGTTGGAAGCATTATGTGCGCCATGTCATCCGCTACTTTTTTAAGTGGCTGGATTAAAACCCAGTATTCTTCGTCTTTTTGTGAAGTAATTTCGTTTATTACTGACTGTAAATCATCCCATACTTTACCCATAGCGTGCCACTCCTCTCCTTCGGGACCTTCTGCTTCGGGTAGGTGCTGCGCCATCTCTTTGTAACCCGGCATAGGTGCCGATTCTTCAAAATCACCCTTTGGGGGTGAATCTTTGCCCCAAAAATTAACGGGGTCATCTTCCTTGAGAATCATTGGATTAGTAGCAGACTGTCGCGCCGAATGCCCAACAAATGTAGTATGGGGCACAGCGCTCGCTTCACCACCGGCAACCTTTCTCATAGTATCACAGCCTTTGTCCGGGTGAGCGGTGAGGCTTCATGATACCACCAACGCGAGAAGGCATGATTGTACCTTTCAGTAACTTGCTTCTGTCGCCTACATTGATGACTTGCTCAGTTTCGTTAAATTGGCGCACGGGCGCACCGCCCGCGAAAATATCGTTAGGGCCAATCGCTCCGTTTTCATTCACTTCGGATTTGTAGATACTTGATACATCACCCGCGAGATAATCGCTGGTTCTGTTAATACTACGCAACAACTGCTGCGCGCTCACTAAATCTGCTTGTTCCAAAGCCTCTTTCACGGCCGCTAAATCGGTCTCCAATTTGCGCACCATCGGGTCTAACTTGAGTATCGCGTCTGCTGACATCACCTAACGGCAGGCGTGTCGCTATATTGAACCTATCGCTTGAAGCCGCTTTGCTTCTGCTTCCCATTCATGCCAGCACTCGCGTTATCAATTGAATCAAGGGCCTGCTCAATCGGAGTTTTTTCTGACCCGCGTTGTTTGGTTTTGCCGCCTGTCGGGTGGCCTGTTAAACCTTGTTTTTCTTCAACAGGGGACGGGCCTCTGTCGCGCAAACCTTGCGACTCGCCGAGGCCGGCCATAGGTTCTCCCATTCTGATAGGCATTCCACCTTGAGGTGGCATTCCGCCGGGCATTCCGCCGGGCATTCCGCCGGGCGGCATTCCGCCGGGCGGCATTCCGGGTCTCATCCCACCACCACCCATAGGCATACCGCCGGGCATAGGCATACCGCCGGGCATACCGCCGGGCATACCACCACCCATCGGTGGTGCTCCACCGGGCGGTGCTCCGCCCATTTGGTCTTCGGGTTTCTTGTAAATGAATCTAATATCGCGCTCGCCTTCTTCAACCAATTCCGGCTGGAATCCGAGTTGAGTCATACGCTGAGCGACATTGACTTCCATCTCATCGCGGCGTAATCGGGTCACATCGTCTTCCTCTTCGTTTGGATAGAGCGTCACTTTCCAATCGGTGACCCCCATTTCCGTCAACATGCGAGGGAATAAACCATCTTCGCGAGTATAGATTTTCTGCCCCGATTCAACAGCGCGGTTAGTGACGAGAATCTGCATCCCTTCGTTATTCAGCCCGCCACCCTTGCCTGTATCCATCATGAATATATTGGATACTCCGTAAAATGACGCGATACGGGTACGGATTTCGTCTCTGACTTGGGCGTATTGCATTTCGTCCATGCTGTCCATGAACCGAACGAACTCAACTTTACCACGACCGGATGCCGATTCAATACCGACTTTCGGAATATAGTGAGGGTCGCGCTCCATTTTCTCTTCCGCGCCTTTCCAAAACGAGGCGGTAGATTGGATATTGTCGGTAGTAATAGCGAGAACACCGCGAGGGATTCTGCGCTTTGAGTAAGCGAGATACATGTAGTTATCCATAGCGGCGAGCGTCATAGCCTGTCTCCACATGGTAGCCACGGGTGAACGACCGTACAACTTGGACGGATTGAACTTGGAAATGTGCATTACTTCACCCTCAATGTAATACTGCGTCTTACCGGCACCGGCCGAATTAACGAAATGAACATCTTGTAACGGTAAATCGCACACTTCGCAGTTTTCATGCTCAGCAGTATGCGGGTAGGTTTTGTCTCTGTGTTCAGCGCGCACGCAAATTAGCCACCGTCCGCCACGCACTCCGGCTTTATCAGCCACGAGTCGCATGAAAGTAGGGTCAGCGCGCATCATGCTTTTCACGCGGAAGAACTCAATGTCGCCGGATTTATCGTCCACGAAATACTCTTTCTGTAGCACGAGGAACGCGTCATCCACGATATTCAAATCCCATTCAATCTCGCGCATAACATCAAAGAACGATTGGTCTTGGCCGTTGCGCTGTTTCAGCAACCACTTAGGATAGATAACTTGGTCTATGTCGGGGTCTTCCACTTCACCGCCACATAAATTACATTCCAAAATATCGTGTTTATACTCTTCCTCGCACTCGGTGCATTTCTTGTGGAACTTGCGTTCCCAGTAATACCCGCGCCGGAATATCTCTTGGGTGAGCGTGTTGATTGTAGTTCGTAGGATAATTGATTCCTGTACTGTCGCGTATAGCGCAGGGATAGTAACACCCTGCACGAGCACCGGTTCTTGGATACCCGCTTTCCAAAGCGGCATCATCGGTTCGGGCGTGGACGACCTACGGAACGGTTTAGAGAGAGCAGAAAGGAACCGCCCTATTCGTGTTTTCTCTTCTGCTTCCTCAGCCATCGTTTTCGCCTCCAAATAATCCTTGAATCAATTTCATCGCCTCTTTCATTCCGTGCTCGTGATTGTCGTCTTGCGGCCCGTCATATTCGGTGCCGGGGTCGTCATCAACGGGCGAGTCGTCCGACCCTCCCTTTTTTGGTTTTATGGTAATGCGCATGACTGCGATTCCCTTTGGTTTAGGCATCACAATTCCCCCGCTAAACGCTCGGCTTCAATACCAAGTTGTATCAGTTCGGGGTCTCGTGCGGCCCATTTTTCCACAGTCTCCACTCCTACGCCCCACTCCGCGAGTAGGTCATCGGCCTTTGTGTCTTTCCAATTCTCCCATTTCACGACTCGTTGCAGTTCTGTCTTTCTCGCTTTGGCTACAGACTCGCGCCCGAGGTCTAAGAGTTCCAGCACGGCACGGGCCTGTTGCTTTTTCAGCCGCAGGTGGGGTTGAACCCCTTTCAGCAACTTGGCAATATCGGCCTTTGAATAGAATTGGAGACGGTGCTGCGACCGCTTACTGGTCTTATGCACCTTGAGGTCAAGTTGCAGAACGCCGCATCCGAGAGTTTTGTACAGGTTCTCGCAGTGGATTCTACCTCTCGCCCCTGTGGCTATGATTCCCGCTCTCGGCTCACCGCGTTTTGTAATCGTTATGTAACCGTCAGCGTCAATGAAGCCGGCAGTGTAAGCCCACGGGTCTTTGACAAACACGGTACCATCGTTCTGTATTAGCGACCACGAGCCTTTGCTCGCTTTCACTATGTCAAAATCGCCCCCATAGGTCTTGAGCAACGCGCCGAGCCGTGAAGGTGTGAGGTTCCTCTCCTCCATAGATTCGCAAAGAGTACGAGTCGTTAAGACGCCGCGTTCCCCGAGCGAATTAACCGCCTTCGTCAGCCAAATGGCTTCCTGTTTGTTGAGATTATCAGTTTGGTGCAGGGTGTTTCTCCACTGTTTGCGAGCATCCTTGCGCAACTGCGTGGCCTCAAGCCACTCTGATTGCTCAATTGACCCCCACTCCTCTTCGTGTTTGGACAAGCGTTCAATCGTGTCACCCGCTCTCTCCCACATAAGGCACGCCTGTCTCAGACTCACCTCTCGCGGGTTGGCGTGTTTGCGTAAAGCGGTAAGGTCACGGTCTGACAACCCGAGTTCGCGCATAGCCTTCAAGTGGGTTTCAGCCCACGGTATTTTGCCCAAAGTTGAATCAACCTCCATGCGCTTCACAAGCCGAACAGCCTCAATAGCGTCATCAATATCTGTCTTGAACTCTTTATGGACACGGCGAGCGTTACGCAAATCCTTGACAATCCCTTCGGCTCCTTTACCGAAATAGGTATCAAACCAGCCGGTGCCGGATTCGGGGAACGACATTTGGATTTGCCCAGCCGGGGCAGCATTCGTACCGAGAGCGCCGGCGGTCTGCATCAATTTCTCCCTTCGCTTTTCCTCACCGCGAGGGTCTGCTAACCCTTCGTTGAGTTTAGGTTGAAGCGTACCATGCCCGCCAGTCTTTGCTTGCGGGTTGTCACCGATAGCGCCGGGCGTCACCGTCTCCGTTTTGACGAAATCGGGATGCTGCGCCAAATCCTTGACGATGGTGAGCAGTTCGGGTGATAGCCCCTCTACGGGCGAATCGTAATCGTCACCAATCAGTGTGCTGCCCCACATTAGTCAATCATCCCCGGCATTATTTCATCCAAATCTATAAGTCGCTCTCGGAACTCCGTAGTCGCCCAGTGCGCAAGCGCGAGTGCAACTACGAAGTCATCGTGTCGGCCTATGGATTCAAGCCTGCCGGTGCGGGACATGCCAAACATAATCAATTCGTTTTCAGCAATATGTGTCATCTCTCGGCTATCTTCGTCAGCGTACGGCATTTTCATCTGCTCGCGCTCGTACTTCAAAACGAGACCCATGAGCAGCGACTCGCGCTTGGTCTTTGAGGAGATGAAAGTCTTGATTGGTAGGTCTGTATTCGCCCGTAGTTCTGTGGCGAAAACGCGCTGAAAGTGGTTCGCCTCAAGTTCAATCACTTCCGGTCGGAACTTTGAGTTAAGGCGCTGAATCTCCATAATCTGCGTACGGAAATCCATACCCTTCCTACGGATATAATGCACGATTTCAAGGATGGGCGAGTCTTCGGGTCGCCGCAGAACGACCATCACGGTATAGTCCGCGCTACGCTCAGAAGAAATTGCCGGGTCCCAGCCGATGAAATACTGCGCTTCATCGTCACCCTCGGGTCGCCGGTTTATGAGACACAGGCCGTTGTCGCGGCACGGTTGCAGAATCGCTGTCGGGAACAGGCTGCTCGCGTCATCAATCGGCTCGCACAGGTATTCACGAGTGAAGGCTACTGCCGGCATGTCCTTTCGGCGAACATCAAGTGCTTCCAAATCCCAGCGTTCCGGCCACAGGCATTCGCCTCTCTCGTTTATCGCAGGGTATGTCTCAACGAGGTACCCCTCCTTACCCTCAAGTTCAGTGTAAAGGTCAGTGGGCGTGAACGGCGTCCCGACAATCATGAGTTTAGCGGTGTGGTGGAGCGTAGGGACCATGACTTCGTAGAACCAAGTCGCGACCTTTTTCAGTTCGGTGTCGGTTGTACCCCACAGAATATCGTCACAAAGAATGATGTCGGGGTGAGCACCACGCACTGCACCACCGACCGACTTTGCGGTGATACGCGACCCGTTGGTGAATCCGAAGTAGGTTTTCGCCCACGCGTCTTTTGAGCGCAGGTGTCGCAGAATCGGAGTCATCTGTATCATTTCGTCTATGAATCGCATGTGGCGGATAGTTTGGTCAAGCGAGTGAGAGAAAATGATTGCATCAGTTCGCGATTTGAATGCCACATTCCACAACAGGTATGAAAGGAACAGGACGGATTTACCGTGGTCTCGCGCCGCTTTGACGCAATACCTGTCGTGCGAGTTTAGGTTGTCCACCCACAGAGCGTGGTGGTGCGAGAGTTGCCATCCGAGAATGTCTTGAAAAAAGAAAGTGAAATCCTTTTTGCTCATTTCCCAATCTATCTCAAGAATCGGGTCGTCAAAGTCGGGCACACGGAATCACAACCCCTTGAGTAGGTAATCCCACGCGTGCGTGAATGAGTCGGACGAAGTTAATTTCTGTTGTGAAGCGTCTTTCGCTGGTGGTACTATTTTCCCACGAAGATTGTCTGCTTGCAGGCCGTAATCTGCTCCTTGATTATTCCAACTTCCGTCATCATCACCCGGCGGTACGATTTGGCCTGCTGGTGTTGTTTGGTCTAAACCTTCCATAGCATCTCGGCCGCTTCCCCAACGACCTTTTCTCCACCATTTAGCACCACCTTTGTCTTCATCCCATTCACCGCGCCTCATGGCATCATATATCTCCTGTTGTGCTTCGGGGTCTACTTTATCCCAAGCGCGTTGAACACCCGGGTTTAAGTTCCCCCATTCTGTTTCGCTAAAACCTACCGGTGCTCCCGCTGGCGGTACGATTTGAGGTGGCGTTGTATTCACTTCCGCTGGCGGTACGATTTGAGGTGGCGTTGTCTCCGCTGGCGCTGGTGTTGGCGCTACTTCCGGCGCTGGCGCCGGTGGTTGTTGTTCTGCTCCCGGTGGCGGAACGATTGGACCCCCTAAGTTATCCAGCAGTGGTGCTGGCGCTACTCCCGGCGCTGGTAATTCCGGTAATCGCGGCGCTACTCCCGGTGGTTGCGGGACACCGCGCGGAGCACCGGCTCCAGTACCGTGCCCACCACCAATTGCTGCGATTTGGTCTGCTAAAGTTTTCTGTTGACCTTCCAATTCTTTTCTTCGGTCTCTGTCTCTTTCCTGTTGGATTTCCTCGGCAGTAGCATGACCGCCTTGAATCTGTGCTCTATCTGACATGGTTTGGCCCGCTTTTTCCCGCGCGTTACCGAAAGCACCTTTCACGCCAGTTAAGCCTCGTCCCATGCTACCAGCCATCTCGTCAATATATGTGCCTGCACCCTCAAAGCCTCTCGCGGCTTTGGCTCCGAGTTTCTTTGCTCCGCCCCACGCGCCTTTCGCTTTGTCTCCGGCCCATGTACCGAATCGGCCAAGTGCTGCTCCCATTCGTTGTCCTACGCCCGGTTGAGGCTCGCCGTATTGCTCGTTGACCCAATCGTGATATTCTTGAGGGCCGTGTCCTCTCTTTACATTCGTTTGATGAAATCGTTGCGTACCCGGCCCTGTTTCCCAGTTCGGTCCTTGCGCTTCGGTCCTTGTTCCGAACGGGTTGAGCCTTGAAGCCAAACTGGGGGTCATTCGGGTCTGAACTCCCTGCGGTTGTTGATTTGTGAATGCGTTGTTTTGTTGCTGTTGCTGCAAACCTTCCTGTAACTGCGCATCGGCTCTCTGCGAGTAGTGCTCCCACTCCTGTCCTTGCTGACCTTGCTGACCTTGCTGGTCTTGACCATCAAACTGACCCCATCCCGGCACCGGTTCACCACCGACACCGAACGGTAGTTGTTTCAACAAAGAATCGCCGACCCAAACCCATCGCTCAACTTCTGACGGGAAATTGCACTTGTACATCACTTGAGCGACCGCTTCGGCCTCCTCTTCGTATATCATTAATACATCAAGTTCGGATTTTAGAATAGCCCATTCGTTCACGAGAACACCACCTTCACCGCGCCGACCACAGAGGGGGTCACTTGAAATGCTTTCGCTACGCGTTCCCAGTCCCCACCGGCAGAATATAGCGCGATAACATCATTTGAAGTCAAATTAAACCGATTTGCGACCAAATTAACATCTGAGA